TTAATACGCTTTTCTTTTGCAATGTGATCTAAATCTTCTTTACTGCTAAGTCCATAAGAATCAAAAAATTCATACCGCTTCCCATTCCTCATAATGCACGCCCAGTGTCCAATATTTTTATTTGGTGTTTGCTCATCTATAAAAAATATTACAGCGCAATCATTTGTATATGGTAATAGTTCTTCCATAGAATTATATTCAACTAAGTCAGGAAATTTAACTATATTTACCCCTGGTATTATTCTTTTAATATCTTCGGCACTTACCATATAAGACATTGCATAGTCGTCGCTTTTTTTTGCCATAACTTTTTTTTGTGTTATATATATAGTTATGGAAAAATCTGCAGAAAGAATTAAAAGCATCCGAGCAAGCACAAAAAGGAATAAAAGGTTTCAAGTAACCCTCAAAAATGGAGATAAATATGATTTTGGTCTGTTAAATCCAGTCCATGGCACATATATTGACCATGGTGACAAGGAATTGCGACACCGTTATTGGGCGCGCCATTATGGCAACGAAAGGGAGCGCGAATTGATAGACAATCTTACCCCGAGCGCGAGTTTATACAGCGCCTATATTTTGTGGGGGGCGAGTAAATCTATCCAAAAAAATATAAGAGAATTAAATAATATGATTGCCGACCATCATTAAAACATTACTGACTCGCCTATGCTTTCCAGATATCGCTCTTTTAATTCTTCTGGTGATAACTGAGGCTCGCTAGCCACCATTCTTGAGCGCATTAATGCGGTTAGCCCCGCTAATATGGTCGCAACTGTTAATCCCTTAACTGCATTTTGACCCTCCTCAGATTTAATTTTATCATACATTTTTTTTGCAACTTTTTTTAATTTTGACATAGTGGATTTCGATAATTCTATTGCATCTTCTTTTAGCCCTTTTCCTGATAATAGTTGGCCTTTTTTCCAGTTAATTTTTTCTTTTAATGTTGGTAACTGTTCTGGAAATTCTGTAGTAAATTTATGTGGTTTTTTTGATTTTACATCTCTTAATATTGGATGTTTTAACATTAAATTTTTTATATGCACTGGATCTTCTTTTTTTAGCACTTCGATTAATTTATCGGTTTTTGGTTTGCTCGTATAAATATCAGATTCGGCCTCGCTTAACATTCTATTTATTTTAGATATAGATGGGTTATAATCTTCAGCAAATCGGCTATCCGAGCCGACATCTTGTGGGAAATATCTTGGGTATCCTGATTTATCGTATTCTACCACACGCCCACGATCTCGCCCGCTTGCCTCTGTATAATATGTAGGCCGGCCGATTTCCCTTTCTGCTAATATGGTTAATATTTCCTGGGGTGTCATATTATCTGCCGTATTCATAGAACCATATGCGGCGGTACCTAATTCTTTAATGCCATACATAACGGCGGTCAAAAATGCTACTTGCGCTAATGTCTTTGCAACGGTTATAGTTTCATCAGATGTGACAACATTATATATTTTATTCGCAATTGGTTTAATCCTTTTTTGATAAAATGTTTCGGGTATAATTTTGTCGGCGCCCGTCTCTTCTAGTATAACTTTGTTGGCTTTCTTTTTTAACCCAAGTCCGTAATGCTCCCCTCGTTCAAAATGGGTTGTTTTTGAGACAAACATTGAATTTACATAATCAACAACGCCAGATAATGATATATTTTTAGAAATAATATCAGATAATATTTTACCATGATCAATACTATATTCTTTAGATATACTGTCATGCATTCCCCAAGCGACTCCAGCAAGTAGGCATGTTGCAATAAATACTTTAAGTACATTACCAGTAAGATTATTATCTTTAGCGTATTCTATATCTTTTTTAAATTCCTCCGACGCGGATATTGCGGCCGGTGGTAGTTCTATTAATGGCTCTTTGTTTATTACTTTTTTTATTACTTTTTTTTTTGAATGTTTTTTTAATCCTAATCCATACAAACCCGAAAAATGGCTAGGCATATCAATATCCTCACTTACATCCCCAAATTCGCCTAATATATCAGACATTTGTTTTTTATTCTTTACTTCTGATGCCCAATTTTTAGCACGCGATTCAATATCATAAGTGGCCTGTTTTGGCGCAATATAAAGCGGGTCTGTTCTCTCGGCATCATAATTTAAATTTTTAGTATCATTAATATTTTTTACTGAATATGCACCAACGGCGGCGGTTAATGCTGTTAATAATAATCCAGTTAATGCTTTCTTACCAATTGCGCCCATTTCCTCGTATGACAATGCCCCTCCATTATCTCCAGGCCTTATTCGTAATGGGGAACTGCGTGGACTTTCTGGGGGTGTGTGGAATACTTCTTCTTCGGGAGTTTGTGCAACTGATGCTATTCTTGACGCCTCATTAACAAATCCAACTATTTCTCGTAATTCCTCCGTGGTAAATCGTCTTTGGGGGACTCTTGTTGTTAAATCTAAAGGATCTTCGTCTGGGGCATTACTCCCAGTTATACTATTGAATGCGCCTAATAGCATAGAATCAAATGCTCTAAATGTGGCACCAACGCCTCTCTGAAATAGATATAAAAAATATAAATATATTATTTTTTCTATAAAGTCTGCACCAATTGCTTTTAATTGTGGATGGTTAATCATCCTATATAAATATGAAATAGTAGATTCTGACTCGGGCTCGCCTTTCTCACTAGTGGGGGGATTTTTGGGACTTTCTTCATTTTTAATGTTTTTTGGTAGTTTTCTATTTGCTCGCATTTTGTCTTATATATAACCTTTTAAAAAAAGCTTTACCAAAAATAATAAAAAAAAAATGTAAATTCAATTAAACCCATTCGCCTTTATTTGGGTCAACATAAAAAGTTAGCCATCGGTCGGCGTCGTCTGTTGACGCTAATCCTTCAAGGCCGGTCGCTAAATTATTTACTATTTGGCGATTATTAACCTCTTCAAAAAATAAGTCATGCATAACATTTGAGGTTAAATCGTCTATGGCTTGATTTTCTGTATTGGTTGGGTCGGTTCTATTGCTTCCAAATAGTACATATTTTGTTAATAGTCCAGTAATAACAATGCTGGCAATTGCTTGCGGTAAGTGTCTGATATAATCAGATTTAACTATATTATATATCAGTTCTTTGTATGACTGTTTTTGTTGAGGCAATTCGGCGATTTGAGACACTTCCTCTTTTGGCGGATTTTCTTTTTTTAATCTCGGCGATCTTGGTTTTGGTGGCACTTTTGGTTTTGTTATTTTTAATTTTGGTGGCATTTTTACAACAAAAAAATAATGTATATATTTATGGTTATATATTAATATAAATTATGCTCTTTCACATATTTACTTGCGGCTCCTGACAAAAATACATTTGGACTCAATATAAGCCCAATTCTTTTACTTTTTTTGATGCTTCACCTAATGAACATTTATGTTTTCGCATATAAGCGCTTACAATATCACCTCTGACGCGCTCTCCTCTTTTTTTGCCTACAATTTTAGGGTCGGATTTTTTCTGAGCAACAAGGCGTTTTATTTTACCTCCTGAGGATTTTGGCGCGGGTGTATATGCTCCACGAGAATCTCCTCTTACACCAGCAATAACTTCATCAATTGTCTTATTTGCGGCGGCAACTACTGGAGCACCATATGGGCCAAGTTTTGTTACAACATATGCGGCAATTGCCACTTTTAATGCATTTGCGCCCAGTGATTGTGCTTCTTTTGATGTTATCATCTTATAAACATCTTTACTTATTTTTGACAATTCGGCTTTAGATGGCATTTTGCCCTTAACATAATTCGCCGCGGACTTTATATTAGATGGTATTTTGCGGATGGCTTCTTTTGCATCATCAACAAGCCCGGCGCCGTCATCATAATCGTCTTCATCATCACTAGAACTATAGCCATTAAGGACTCCCGCGCCCTCGTCATCATCGTAATCTGATTCGGAATCCTCACCAGTTAATGGGAGTCGTGCTTTTAACATGGCGCCACCTCTGTTATTTTTTGGCACTGGTCTATCCACAACGCCAGAAAATAGCGGGTCGACCGTTGCAGTCGTTCCGCCTGGTGGTTGGTACCCCAATGGGTGTTTTTGGAATGCTTTTGAACCGCCACCCCTTAAAAATCTCGGTTGTTCCGCATTATCATATTTATTAGTTCTGTTATCCAATTTGCGTGTCGCTTTAAATACACTCATTTGCATATGTGGCCTGGATTGTATGAAATCATCTTTTATCGCATTAAGCTCATTGATTAATCTCTGATTACTTAGAATCGAATGCATTTTTTCGTACTTTATATGTGAAACTTTGCTTTATATATCAATATGAATAAACAAAAAAAAATATTTAATATTGTAATTAAACTTCTTGTTGGGTTGCAATTGTGGCAATATAATTTAAATGCTTTTGTGTTTTATTGTGTGCATATTTTTCACCTTTTCTAATATGTGAGCCACATTCACAAGTATATTTTTCATTTTGTTTTTCTTTTAAATCTGGATGCAATTCTCGTCTTCTTGCATAATATTTTTCTTTATAATCTGGATGAAGTTCTAATTGCCTTTGATATGATTTCTTTGAGTTATCTGGATGTAATTCTAGTCGCCTTTGGTGCCGTTGGCTATAAAAATCTGGATGCAATTCTAATTGTCGTTGTAATAATAATTTATTCGCAGTTTTAATTTCTTCTTCAGTTCTCATTGGTTTATTTATATTACAATTTTCCATATTATCAAACCAATATCGCTCTCTAGCATGTAATTCATCCTTTGTTGCACACGGATAATTTTCAATTAATACCATTTCACAATTTTCAATTCCATATTTATCAAATAAATTATATGATGCAACTCTGGTATGCTTTCCATTTTTATATTTTTTATAATCGCTTTTATGGTATGTGAATCTTTGCGATAAATATTCTTTTGTAGTTGATCCAATATAAGGCCTATATTCCTCATCGGTATTATTAACTACAATCTTATAAATTTTGCCTTTGCTATAGTCTACCATTTTTTACCGCTTTATATATTAACATATTTATTTATCTAATATAGATAAATTTAATAAAAAAATAAAATATTATATTAAATTATATTGTTAATGGTTGTTTACTTCTTTTTTTTCCCTAAAAGCTTCTTTAGACCACTAACGTTCATTGCGGACTCTTCACTTGCTGAACTTCCCGATTTGTGCCCCTTTGGCCTTCCTTTCATACGAGCCATTTTAGCAATTCCAGCAGAGCCCTTATGCATGGCACCACCAACACTTCTTTTATAAAGTTCTTCATCAATAACACTGTGATGCTCATCTTGGCTTTTCGTATCGAGCACAATTTGTCTGTCCAATACTGCAGTGAAAATACTGGAACTTCCAAGTTCTGTGACGAAATAGCCTGAATTTATTGCCATTATGACACCTTGTGGTTGAATTGAAAATGGGAATTGATTTGTAAATGAAGAGATAGTAATTTGTAAGTTAAATTGTCCAATACTAGAGTTGGACAAAAGAGGATTCAAGCATAGGTACTTACTTGGATTGATCACCATCATGGACCCCATAGTAGGAACCGTAACGGATGCGCCATTTTGAATGGCATTTGCTTGGCCATTAAATGAATAGAATGATTGATGTGAGCCACTATCAATACTCATATTAAAAAGATTGGTTATCGTTACCACTTTACCTCTCGGCAAAGACTAGACTATATCTTAAGGAATCATAGAAGATTGCTAATCTCCTCATCCCCACCTCCATTTAGTCGTTGAGCCTTCTCCATATCCTTGCATAACGGACTTAGGAGCTTGGTTGCGGATTGTCTTTATTCATAAACTTTTTACTATACCTATAGTGGTTAACTATAGCCATTATAATATTTCTACTATAACTTAGTATTTATGACCTAACAAGATATCCCCGCAATTTGGACGTGTCGCGGTATTTAACTTATAGTAAGTTATTTAACCACTTGCCTATCTTTTGGATAGACACAGACAAACATTTATCTGCAGATGCGATAATACCAGAAGTATTATTTAATGTAATAGAAACTGAGTTGACTTTTAGGAATGAATCAGTGTATGCCCAGTTTTGCGACTCGATAGGAACTCTAAGGCCGAAAACTAGTAGATTTGGAATTTGATTTAATTGAATGTTTTGGAATGCTACAGAGCCAGAACCTCCAGCGGCTACAACTGGAGAACTTGCACTTGGTGAGATGTAACGGCTATAATCCGTGTAGTTGGTAACTGAGCGGGTGCTTACTTTAGAATATTGCAAATCAGTCAAAGTTAAGAAGTTAAATAATAATCTGGCATTGGTAAAGCCCAATCCATTGCTGGCGGGGTTTCCTAATGTAACGGCGGTGATATAACTACTTAAGCCATTGCCAGAGCCATTAACTGAGGAATTTCCAGTTGCCCAGACCTTCTTACATGCGGAATCAACATTTAAAGTCATCGCCAAGTTGTTTACTCCGAGCAAACCAGCCTTGTTAAAATCTTTGTTGGTAAATGGGGCTAATGCCAAAAATGGCTCAGTTAGTCCTCTAAAAGTAATGTAAATAGTCCATGTATCAGTGGTGGAGGTTGAGATAAGAGAAGTGTTAGTAGGAGACCCGCCAACAAAGTGCTGAACTGTAATAGTTGCAGGGTATGCGCCGTTTGGAATTCTTGCATTATCATAACTTGCCTCGTTGTATGAGGCCATTGGGTTAGAATTCGTAAGAATAGCATCAGAATACATTCCCCAATATTCGTTAACATAGTCAGGAGAAGTAGAGTTCATTTTGTCAAGTGAATCACAATCCTCCAATAGTTTAATAAATGGTAAAATATCTTGATAGTTAGTGGACGATGTGGCATTGTTAATTGTGAGTGAAGCAGTGGTAATTAGAGATTGTAGTGGATAAGAATTAAGGGAATCGGTCAATCCATATTGGAATGCCTGAGTTCCTGCGGGGACATTACCGCAGGTAATAGTTAAATTAAGATCAGATTTCCAGAGGACTCTGGCATCTGATACAATTGATTCTGAGGGAATTTGGATATTCGCTGTAAGAGATGAATTTGACGCAGAGTTCCACGGAAATTGTTGATATGTACTTTGACTGGCGCCATCATAAACCCCAAACGTGAGGTCATTAGTCAAGTCATTGATTCGACTATCAGTTATTTTAATACCTTCGATCTCGTGGCTCATCTTGAAAAATTGAAACTATCAAAAATGCTTTTATTATATATACCACTGCAAAAAAAAATAAATAATTATTAATTACTATATGGGATTAAATTAAAGGCTTCAAGTGACTATGGGATTTTCGCTTGAAAAAACCAATTTTAACACTCATCGTCGCGCCACTATTAAGTGCGATTGGTCGCAATATTCCAACCGTTGAGCGATACCAAAACTTAATATCAAAATTATATAATGGTGGATCAGAATTCAAACAAAATGTCTTATATTGTGCAGTTGGGTTATATGTAATCGACCTATTATATTCTGAATTTTGAACTGAAAATTCTAACAGAATTGGCTGGGTCAGTGAGTTATTAGGCGCTCGAATTATCCCGCCTTCATAATACAAGGCTGGAGCAAGGGTTTGGCTCCTTACAATTGGGATCGTCTGTGATGTTATGCAAATAGATGAAATCTGATCCCATAAATTAGTGCTGTTCCTCTCCTGTAATAATACAGTTGCTGGTGCTGGGACTGTTACTGATGTAATAGTATTATTTGTTGCAATTAATTCAAAATAAGTATTTGCCCCGATTGCGACCCTGGATACGGGAAATGAATAAAATAAATAATATAATGCATTATTCATCAATATATTAATTGGAGTCACCGCGGTGGTTTGATTAAATATTGGGTCAATAGATATATCAAATAAATCGGTCGTTGAATCAAATTTAATAAATGGGGGATTTGTAGTAATTGGGATAGCTGGCTCTAATGCGATTAATTGAGTCAATGCGGTTGCAAATGCAGTATTTACTAATTGGCAAAAATAATTATATGAAAAAACGCTATAATACCCAGTAGAAACATCTTGTATGCCATTTGGAAATGCACTTGGGGGCAATGGTTGAACTGCCGTGGCATTTTGTGGCACATACGTAATTGGCACTACAATATTGCTCGCCCCATAAGATAATCCAACATTATAAATTGTTAAATTTGCATTTGATTGGTCTGGCTCAATTTGGGCTTCTAATAGCGGAGTATCAGTATTGTCTAATGTGAACTGAACCACAGCTCCATAATACTCATTTGGGTCATATAAATATGGTATAGTTCTAGCCTCATTATATTCTGCAAATACTTTTGCGTAATTAGAACTGCTGCCACTATTAATATTAGATACAACGACATCAAGATATACAACATCTGGACTTTGTTCCATTTCGTTTATGATTGTTGACGATTCAAAGATTGAAAAGTTTTTATATATATATGTCATTATATTAAATATGTTATATATATTAAATGTGATAAATAGCCCACTATCTGAAAAACGATTTCGGGCTATATTTAATGACTATACATATATTGATTTTGGCCTGCGTTGGGCTGAGTCATACGTAGACCACCACAATATAGATAGGCGATTAGGATATTGGAAATTCATTTATAATAGTAGTGATTATGATTTATTATATTGGTTAATTCCATCTGATGTGTTATTAACTACATTCTTATTGTATGGAGATTCAACTGATATATCAGAAAATATAAAAATATTAAATAATGAATTTAAAAAAAGTATTATAATATAATACTAAAAATGACATCCCCTATTAAAAAAGCAAGGCATAATATCAAATTATTAGAAAATGCTGATAAATTGGCAATTCGAAAAATACGTGAGCCAAAATACAAAAATATATTAACTGAGCAAAAAAAACAATTGCATCATTATTTAATGCAATATAAGGACCCAGATTATTTACCAAAGAGCATAACTAAAGAATATGAATTTCCAAAATATTTTTACTATACTATTAACAGTAAAAAACATGGAGTCGTGCAAAAACGAACTCGTACAGATAGTGCAATGTTTAAAAAATTTATGAATAATGATAAAAAACGAGCAATGGCCGAAGCTCAAGGGTTATTATTAAATAAAGAATCTAAAAGAAAAACTCCGAGACCTTTAATGCACTCAGAGTTTGATAATAGCGGTCTTATGGATTTTCTTGATTCTTTAGTGGAGGGAAATAGAAGGGCTCAAAAAGTTAAAAATACGCCATTTGAAGAATTAGAAGAAGCCATACCATCATATGAACCAATTAAAAAAAATATAACAATAAAACGAGTAAATCGTCAAAAAATAAAACCACAAGATGATACTAATCTGAGACCCTCGAGTGAAGAGCCTAGGGGTGCTATAACATTAGACACGACAAATAATTATACAATTCTTGGATTAACCGAGGGAGCAACCGATGAAGAAATTAAATCTGCGTATAGAAAACTTGTTCGTAAATTACACCCAGATAAAACTGGGGGAGATAAAGAATTAACAGAAAAATTTAGAATAGTAGATAATGCATACAAAAAGCTAATAACTAAAGAAGACGCACAGGCCGATGCAATTATACAAGCTCAAAAATTTTGTCAATCTAGTATAGAAAATATTACAGCTCGCATGGGTAATGCAATATTGGCGCTTAATAGATTACAGAGTGAAGATAGAAATGAAAAATCGGCAAAAAATAAAAAACGCATTCAAGCAGAAATAGCTGAACAAATTGAACGAATAAACTCATATGATGATATTTTAAAAGATCTCAAATCAGAATTGTCAGAATTAGCTAAATTATAATATATTTTTGCATATATAGACATAATGCCAACACCGACAAATAAAGAATTATATCAAGCGGTAAAAGAATATGCCGATATTGTTTACAATAAGCCTAGCGCGTATAAGAGCGGATTTATAGTTAAAACATATAAGAAACTCGGCGGAACTTATAAAAACGATAATAAAGAACATGATTTAGAAAGATGGTTTTTGGAACGCTGGAAAAATATAGGGGATGGGGAATATCCAGTGTATAGACCAACTAAAAGGATAAATAAAAATACCCCATTGACTATTGATGAAATAGATAAAAAAAATTTAAAATCTCAAATCAAATTAAAACAAAAAATAAAAGGAACAAAGAATCTGCCTCCATTTAAGGCGAAAAAATTTATATAGTCATATAGTTCAATAATTTTATTATTTTTTTTAATGGTATTTATATAACATAGATAAATATAATAATGTAATTTATCTAATGATAATATTATTTTAATTTTACAGTAAAGAAAGTAAATAGATAAATAAAATAAAGTAAAAAACACATTAAATTTAATAAATATAAGTAAAAATATCGATATTTTTACTTATATTTAT